GTCTCACGCAGATAATCCGGGCGCCCGTCGTCTATAACGCAAGCGACGATCACTGGGTGTTCCTTTGTTTGGTTACTCGACAACCTTGCGCAGATCCGAGCTATCACACTTGCTGCAATGGTTGATGTTGCAGTCCCTGTCGCATGTGTCACAGACCCAATAACGCTTGCCTCGGGCGACGGCTCCGACCACAGTGTAGCCGCCCGCTTTGAGGGCCTTGATGTCGGTGGGGTTCTCCACGTGGATCAGTCCGCTGCGGTCGGAGTCGTACCTGCGGCCGTTGCCGAGAGTGACACCCTGACAGTTCTGCGAATCAAAGGCCAGTCTCGCCATCAGACGGGGTTGGCCACGATCGTGAGGGCGCCGGAGGGAACACTGGCGCCGTTGGCCTGGACGACCTGCCACGAGAAGTAGTAGTTCGCTGGCACGTAGGCGCTGAACGACTCCACGGCGGTAACGGTGGCGCTGCTGATGGGACCGGCAACCGTGACCATGGCTGGGGTGGCTGACGAGCCGACGCCAACCAGGAACGAGGCCACCGAGGCTGCACCCTGGAAGTATGCGACGAACTGGGCGTCATAGCCGAGCGTGTTCTGTACCACCGTGGCGACCGACGCTGTGGCGGCCGTATACGACGCCGGGGCGAAGACCGACGCCGAGTTGGGCGGGGCGGTGACGATGGTCGGGACCTGAATTGAATCGGCGCCAAGATTCCAACCAGCCCCGTTCGCGGATGTGTCCGTAACTACGCCGTTGATGCTGGTGGATGAGAGTGTGTTGGGCTGGCTGAAGAAGCGTGAAAGTGCCATGTTACCTTTCGTTACGAAGTGGCGCGGGCGGACTGCACTTCCACCATGTACTGCGTGGGTGCGGTCGAGATTAGCTGGACAATGGCACCGAACTGGAAGTCGCCCTCGCGGGAGTTGACCGCGGTGCCGGCGACGGATGCGGAGCAGAATGCGTTGTGGCCGCCGACCGTTGGGGCGAAGCAGGCGCCGCCGGGGGAATCGACGGTCCAGAACAGCGGGGAGGTGCCGGACACGTTGGTGACCTTGACGGAGTAGCCGGGGCTGGACATGACAACGGTGTCGACCGATGCGCTGCCGGTGGTGCCGACGAATACGTTATTGGCTCCGTAGATGGACATGTGGGGCTCCTAAGATTGAAAAGATTTCAGGTAGGCGATAGCAGATTCAAGAATCTCAATCTGATCATTTGCCAGACCAAGCATTCGGTTGTGTGCATCGCAGACCAGCCCACGCACGCATTTCCCACAAGAAAATTTGCCGGGACAACAGGAATGGTCATGGTCAAGAGAGAGACGCCAGGGTTTCGATTCTGGCTTGCCACAGATGGCGCAGCAGCCGTTTTGCTTGTGCTCCAAATCAAGCAAGAACTCAACTGACACGCCGTACTTGCTTGCCTGCTTGGCATAGCTCATACACATTTTGCATCGACCGACCTGGCGATAACCATCGTCTTGCGACCGATCAAAGTCGATTAGTGGCTTTTCGCATTTGCATACGCCGCACCACAGGAATCCCCTGGCTGGTGGGTGGGGCATGTCAAATCGCTTGCGGCGCTTGCGGCCCTCTTCGCCAGGATCGCCATACTTGTAGTATCGCTTGCCGTGAACAGCGCAATATCCAATCGCCCAAACGGGTTCATGGCATATCTCTAGTTTGCATTCAACCATCTGATTCCCTCCTGCAATGGGGTCATTAGATGCTGGCTAGTGCCAATATGTTTGCAGGCCATACTGACACTAGCCAGCGGTCTGTATTGTATCACAAGTTCCCGCCGCCAGAATTGAACTGGCGCTTGAACCATTGCGGGAGCCAGGATTAGTAGCCTAATCCTTAGTTTAATGCTAAATCAGGAATCACCGAAACTAGGTGGGGTGGTCCCTATGCCCACCCCTTGGATTCCCTGAATAAGCGCGTTCCACGTCAAATTTGTTACCGCTGTCGCGGGCCACGTCATTTCTGCATGGCTCTGTGTATCTCTACACAGTTCAGACTATACCATCACCCGTCATGGGTGCTCAGTACCTAGTCGTTGAACCTTCCTCATTTTACAGAGGCTCGGCTGCTGATTGTCCATACCGTTCGCTTTTTGAACTATCACGATTGCGTTTTCACGCTGCGTTGTAGTGCGAACGTCTAACTGGACTTCCCAGCAATTCTCTGAGTTGTCATCTGCGTATTCCTACGCAGCGTCCCCGAGTTGAGGAGCGTAGTGGCAAAAAGTGCCAATCTCGAACGTGCTTGCATCGTAGGTGAATTGCACCACTGGCCATTGCACGGCGACGTAGTCCTGTGGTAGAACCATGACGCTCGTCTCCGAGACATTGCTGTCAGGAATCGGAAGCGTCTTCTGCCGAATCAATGAGTTGCCCTGCGTATTGTTACTCACCTTGCAGGTGGGCTGCGTCATTTCTGCGCAACTCTTACTGTCTCCAGTAAGTCCAGACCATATCACCATCCCAGAGGGATGCTCAGTACATGGTCGTTGAACCTTCCTCAGCTAAGAGGCTCGGCTGCTGATTGTCTCTACCGCATGCTTTTCAAGCAATTCACGTTCGCACTTTCGTGCCACGTTGTAGCGCATACGTCTAACGAGATGTTCCAGCAATTCTCTGAGTTATGCAGCAACACATTGCTGTGTTACGGCCCCAAATTGAGGCATCCACGGGTGGACCGTCAACGGCACCTCGCTACCGGTCACTTCGTTCAGAAGCGACTGGACGACCGTACCGGCCTTGACCCCGCCCATGCCCGTGTCGTTCGGAATGTAGACACGGTAAGCAGAGTTCGCAGCGTTGTTGACGATAGCGTTGGACAGCTGGAGACGATCGAAACCGTTCAACCAGATTTCCTCCGGGTCACCCTTAACCTGCTCGTACAGCGAACCGAAAGCGGTCTGGAACTCAGAGCCAGGGTTCGTCGTAGAGAAGGGGGCGTTCAGCCGAGTCACGTAGCCACCAGAGGCGGCGGTGTTCGTCAGCAGACCGTCGTAGTTGTTGGCGTTGGCCGACTGGTCCGCGCCGCCAGAAGCGACCTCTGGACCATAGATTCCTTGTCCGGTGATGTAGCCAACGTTTGATCCAGACCTACCGCTATACACGTAAGGTCCACCAGCAACTGAGGCGCAGTAGTAGTTATACCCCAGCGCTCCAGCCACGTCGGTACCGACAGTAACCTGAATGGCCTGACCGGTTGTCACAGACAGCGAGGTCGCGGCGGTAGCCGGTCCCTGGTGCATGCTGTAACCGTTGGTGCCAAGCAAGTCGCCGGCATCGGCTGCAACAACAACGAACACCGAAGCGGCAAACGCCTGGGTGTTGCTTGTCGGACCCTGGGGTGCCAGGGATGCCGACACTGCCTTCACAGTCACGGCGCCGGGGGTGCCAAGGGCGCCCGCATAGCCGGTCTGTGATCCGCGCCCGTAAAGCATCAGGCGCTCGTCCAGAAGCATCGTCGAGTAGAGCAGGGCGGTGTTACTGAGAGAACGAACGTCCTCAACGTTTTGTTACTCGTCATCTCTGACGGGTCGCATCATTTCTGTGCGACTCTCCACATCTCTGTGAAGACCAGACTATACCTTAATCTGTTATATCCAGATTCCGCGTACCTAGTCGTTGAACCTTCCTCTACGCCTGGCGGCGGTGGAGGCTCGGCTGCTGATTGTCTCTATCAACCGCTTTTCAGACCCTCACGCTCGCCCTTTGGGGCCACGTTGTGGTGCGGTTGCCTAGCGAGATGTTCCAGCAATTCTCGCGGTTATTGCCCGCATATCGCTATGCGGCGGACCCTAAAACTGAGCCCTGACCCTGGTACTCTGCTTGCCAAGACACACTGTCCGACAGTGACGTAGTCACGTACGGAAGCGCCACGTCGTAACCGGCGTAGCTGATGTATGGTCCACGAACGTACGAAAGACCACCAGGGCCAGCGTTCGTGTTGCTAGATCCAGCACCGGCCTCACCCTGTCCTGGCTGCGTGGTGGTAATGCCACCCGTGCCAGTACCGGTGAATCCGCTGATGACCTTGAACCTGCGCAGACCACCCTGACCGCGCACTCTAGGAATACTATTCCTGAGTGGAGTCGGACGAGGGGTGAGCAGTTTTGCCTTGCTTGTTACCGCATTTCTGCGGGTCAGATCATTTCTGTCTGACTCTGCATGTCTCCATGCAGAACGGATCATATCTTAATCTGTATGTTGGCCGCACCTACACGGCTTACCACAGTTGATGCTCCAACGTTGACACTGAGCCTTTACAAGCGATGGACGAAACCCTAAAGCCTTACGGGTTTTGCTCATCTTTTGACGCGTTTCCAGCGTGTGTGGCTTAGATTCTTTGCCGCGTGTCGGAATGCTACGCTCTTTGAGCGCTCGATAAATCGGGCTGCGGGTCACCCCGCTGATTTGAGCAGCATCTTCTACGGACAAGCCAGATTGGTAAAGCGCCACGGCGTGGTCAACCATTGCCGGATCGGTTTTGTTGACCTCACTCATCTTGGCACGGGTTTCTGGAGTCCGCTTCATGCCCTTCCGAGATCTGCCCATCTTTTGACGAGTTTCTAGCGTGTGCTTATAACCCTTCAATGTGGTGCTGCACTTCAGGTGTGGGTGAATCTCCACCATCGCCACCTTCGGTGCCATTCGTCAAATCACATCCCAACGAGCGATAGTAGCCGATCCAATATGGTTCAGCTATGCGCCAATCGTGTGACCCAACAGTTTGAATCAGTTCAATGCGTGGGCGGTATCCCAATCGCAGCAGCTGCGTTATCCAAAGCGACCGATGGTCGGTTCTAACTTTCGATTTGTCGACATGCCCCTTAAGCCTGTCTCGCAAAGACTGGATTGTTTTGCCCACGTAGCGAATCTCGTTATCTCGTGGATCTATCAAAATGTAGATGTTTACAGATTTCACGTACATGATCTCTGAACCTTCCCCATCTGACAGGGGCTCGGCTGCTGATTGTCCTATACTACCACATTTTCAAACCATCACGCTCGCCCTTTCGGGCCACGTTGTGGTTGTGGTAACTTCAGGATGTTCCAGCAATTCTCGTGATTTTCATCTGCGTATTGCTACGCAGCGGCCCGCGATAAAACAGGCGCCTCAAGATCATACGGAACCAGCCCCGTTGCAACGGGGGTTGTAAGGCTCCACTCCTTTTCGAACTCACCCCACGAGGAGGTGGTTCCGGCCGACTTGGCCATCTCGTAGTCGTCCTGGGCCTTGCGGACCTGGGCGCTGCGAGATACTTCATGACGAATCGGAGCAACCTGAGAGTTACCCACGAAACCGTGGGCCTCATGCTTCTCGTCCCACTGGGTTTCCCCAGTCAGACCAGCAATGGTTGCCTTCATCATCTCAGCGGTGAACTCGGCGTACTCATCGGAGACCTGGCGAGCAGACTTGCTGACTCGGTTCAGTGATCCGCGCTCGGCCAATTCTGCAGCCGAAGTAACGCCATCGGTGAGTTCACGCGCAGAGGGGACAGGATATCCCATAGCGTTATCTCATTTCTATTAGAGCTTGGCCAATTGCTCTGAAAGCTCTTTCGCCTCCTCGCGCTTGGCCTTGCGAATGTCTTGATCGGGCGTCGTGCGGGCGACGTGCTCGACTTGCGCGAGGCGCATTTCAAGCTCGTCCTTCGACTTCGCCACGTTCTGCGCCTCTACGGGCGCGGTCCGAGCAATGTTGCTCGGTGCCGCCATCTTCTCAACCGTTGCCAGGCGCTCCTCTAGCACCGCGTTCGCCTTGCGAACCTCTGCGGTAGCATCTTCGATTGCCTTCTGCATGGCTGCGCGATCTGCAGCTTCCTTCTCTGCCTGCTCGGCCTCACGCAGCGCCTTCTTGGCGGCCTTGCGAGCCTGCTTGGCTTCGATCTCTTCGGGCGTCGGCTCAGCCTTGACGGCAGCCTCAACCTCGGTCGACTCGTCGGCGTCTTCGCCCTCGGCCTTCGCCGCACCACTCGGTGAGGAATTGGCGGAGTCGCTGTCGCCCTGATCGGCCTCGTCCTCAAGGTCGGTGTTCTCGTCCTTGGGACTCTTCTTCTTCGACTTGTTGTTGGCGTCCTTGGCATTGGACTGCGCGTCCATTTCGTCCATCGCAGCCTTACCCTTCAGCGCCTCAGCGAGAATGCCGACGAGCTTGTCTTCGCGCGCGTCGAGCACCTTCGTCAGCTCGTCAGTAGTCATATTCTCAATCTCCTCGGACAGTTTGTCCTGGTCTATTTCGACGGACTTGGCAGTCGCGTCGTTCTTCTTGGCTGGGTCGTCGTCGCCGAGTACCCCGCCAATATGATCAGCCAAATCCTTGGCCTTGTCTCTCGCAGCGGCGAGTGCCGCCACAGTCTTTCCAGCCAGGCGGCGCCCGGCCTTTTCAATCAACTCATCATCGGGCAGCGACTTCGCAGCCTCTAACCCTTCGTGGAACGCAAGTTGGCTCATAATGCCGAGTGCCTGACTCACGCCGCACAGCGCCTCGGTAGCGGTGTAAGCGTCGAAGATGTCGTTGCCCATACCCACCGCAGCCTCGGTCGACTCGCGCTGGGCAAACGTGCGGATCAGTTCCGCCGCTGTCATCAGCGCCAGGGCCGCATCGGTTGCGGTCTGGGCGTCGACAGCCTCCCACGCCGGGGTACCGGGTGCGCCTGCGTTGGTGTCGTCAGTGCCATCACCAGTGTCAGTAACTTGCGAAGCGGCTGCGGACAGCGCCGGGTTTGGAGCCGAGAACACGTTGCTCGTAGCCTTCTCGGCATCGTCATCCTCCACACTCTTGGCCGACACTTCAATGCCGAACTTCTTCGCCGCCGTCTTAATCTTCGGCATCGCCTTGTCGCCGAACGGCGACTGCGGTGCGCGTGACAGGGCGTTACGGGCGTGGGACTCGTCATGGACGGGGAAGTGACGCAACGAGCGGGGCGTGGTCTTGCCCTCGCTGTCCTTCTTGCCACCTGGCTCGATATAGGCGAACGCGGAGTCGGGCAGGTCGTTGATGTCGGCAGAGGACATCTGGGCTTTGGCGACAAGTTCGGGGTCGTCACTGTTGGCAAGACAGGCATCGCAACCACACGCTTTGTCCATCGTCTCCCGACCACCAGCGCCCTCGGTAATCTTGCCGCCATCGGCATCCATCGTGTTCAGTTCGCTCGCTGACGGCATGTCACCACACTCGCCAGTACCAGCGCAGGCGGTGCATTCGTTGCCCTGATCAACACCAGACCCGTCGCACGCCGGGCACTTCGCCGGCACCGGGACGGGTGCGCCAGACGCGGCCGAACCGGCCACGGTTTTGCGTGCGGCGAGTTCCATCAGCGACTTCTCGGTGTCGCCGGGCATCGGCTTCAGCCCTGAGCCATGACATGTGGGGCATTTCATGTTGCCCTGGCGAATGGTCTTTTCTCCATGGCAGGTCGGGCACTGTGGTCGGTCATCGTCGTCGGCCTTGGCGATTTCTGCAAGGACACCATCGGTGTCGGTGACAGTCTCGGTGTCGTCAACAGCTTTGAGGATCAGCCACTCGGTGCCGTTGGCCGGAGTGCCGACAGCATCAACGCGTTCGGGGTCGATCTCCAGCAATTCAGTAATGGCTACGGTCTCGTCGGACATCAGTTACTCCTAAGATTTGCCAGCGCTTCTGGCGTAGGCGTCCCACGCTTGGCTCTACCTTGTGGGCTGAACCCGTTGAGACGCTTGGCTTTGATCAGATCCCAGGTTGGCTGATCCCACTGAACAGCCATCACCCAGTCCCCGTCGACTATGGTTTTTGTCACAACCCCGTCGTCATCCTTTATTTCCCAATCGGGACCGCGGTGTATGCCAGATTCAACGACGGTGCCATGGCCCTCCGTGGAATCCTGATGTTGTAAACCAATGGACCTAGATTTTGACGTAAACGCCCAACACGCGCGCTCTACGGCTGTACGACCCGCGAAATCAATATGCCCGTCGGCCGCTACAGCCTTGTCTGCCTTGGTATGCGGATAAGCCAACCCGACCGTGACTCGTGACTCCTCGACGGCCTTGAAGATCGCACACGCGGCGGTGTCTGATGATGGGTTGTCGGTCACGTTCTTCTGGACTGTCGTATCCGTCTCTGGTTCAACCGCGATTCGGATGCGGAACGTCGCCTCTTGCGCCATACTCAAACCTCTTCAATAGAAATGCGGTAGCGAAAGCCATCGCCGTGCATATGGACGGACTTGGTCGCGTCGCCCTGTTCGGATAGCCAGTTATCCAGACCGTCTTTGATGTTGGCGACCATCTGTGCCGGCGTCAGGTTGCCGTCGTTGGCGTCAAGCGCTCCCGAGATATTGACGGTGGCGACGTGGCGAATGTCGCCATGACAGTCGTCCCACTGGCCGCACCCACAATCGAAGCACACGTTACTTGTTCTTCACTCGCGTCGCCTGTGGCACGAGGACCATAGGTACCCCCGCGTTCACTGCGGCCTTAGCATTGGCGACATTGTTCTCTATAAAGAGCGCAACGCCCAGTGATTTGCATGCGTCACTTTTCGCTACGGCCAACTTCGGACCATCGGGAATGTCAAACACCATCATGGAGTCCCAACAATCGTCGCAATCCAATCCGTGCAGCTGCTGTACCTTGGCCGCCCACGCCGCCTTCGGGTCGGACGGATCGCTGGCGGCAATGGCCGTCAAAATCACCACGGTATGGCCAGCTTCGCGCAACGCCCTAAGCATTGGCCCCAGTTGTCCGGGAGCGGCGTCTAGGGTTCCGTTGAGATCCGTCGCGCACAACAAGGTCCGCCTCCTAAAAATTGCCCACGGGGGTACCGGCGCGAAGTCTGTCGGGAGCCAGCACTTTCGCTGAAACCGTTGACACGCCCGTGGGCAGAAAAACTTTAAGCCTCTAACGCCTCGCCCCATGCTGCTCTGAACACATCAACCAGCAATGGGGTGGACTTGTCCAGCCCAGGTTTCATATATGGCCTCGGTCGTAGTGTGACCTGCTGGGCGAAGTGACGATTGCCGTCCGTGTCAACCCAGCTCAACATGTTGGCCCGCACGGGATGGATCGTGCCGCCCAATTCTTGAATGCGCCCGTAGATCACGGTCGGCGCGATCCTCGCTTGCCAAGTGTCGGCACCAAGCTCGGCAACCTCAAGCACCTCGATGCTGCGCCGCAGTGTCCCCGTGCGCACATTCGGCCCCGGTCCGTTCATGGACAACCGTGCCATGTTCTGAATCAGCGCTGCGCCGCGGGATACGCCGACCTGGGTAGCGGCGCGAACGGCGTCCTGAATTGCGTCGATACCAGCGTCGAATCCACTGACGCCGGATACTTCAAATCCAGCCACTAGAACTTGAACCCAGCCTGGATCGCCATCCACGCGTCCACGATCAACCTGCGATCACGTTCGTCTAGGCCGTCAAACTCGTCCCGTTCAGACTTCTCCAGCGTCTTGCGGTAGCGCCACTCGGAGTCGTTCGACGGATTCCAGCCCATTAACGAGTTCCTGTAGCGGATGACGTGCTTAGCCATTATCTCCCTCACCGGTCGTGCCCGTGTCGGCTCCCGGTACAACAGCGAGGTACGTACAGCGGCAGTTCGTGTGCTGCGGCACGGTCGGGGAGTCGTCACCGCCCACGTCGTACGGGCCGTTGTCCTCGTTGTCCTCGCACGCGATGCAGGTCTTGTCGTCGTCCTCGGCCAGCCAGTTGTACTGCTCGATCCCGGCGGCGTCATACGTGTCCATGTTGGCGGTCGACATGGCCCGAGCCGTCTCGGTGTTGGCGATCATCAGCGCCCGGCTGTCGTCAACGCCGCCGACCATGTCGCCGATGTTGGTCGACATCGTCTGCACGGAATCGCCAGCCGACAGTCCGTCAGCGATGGCGTTGCCGATGCGGGTGACGTTCGTGTCGGTGATGCCGTCGAGCGTGGCCGGGATCTGGTCCAGTACCGCCTGCAGCCCGGCGGAACGGATCGTCGCTGCAGCCGCTTCGGAGCCGGGCTCCCACGTATCCCAGTTGACAGCGTCATAGGCGTCAGCCAAGTCCGCCGGAACCGTGCCCATCGACCCGAGCTGCGTGATGGCCGACCGCACGCCGGCGAGGTACGAGTCCGCCGTCATCTGTCCGAGCAGTTGCTTCAGCTCAGACTGCGACGCCCCGATGCCAGATGCCGCGGCGCGGGCAATCTGCTGCGCTAGCGTTTCGCCCGCAGCCACGTCTTCGCCAGCCTTCTTCGTCTTGGCCTGGGCGGCTGCGTACTTGTTCTGCGCCGAGGTGATGGCGGCGCGTACGTTCGTGTTCATGTTCTTGAGCGCGGTAGCGATCTTGGGCGTGTAGTACGCCACGATCTTGTCGTGCAACGCGTGGTTCGGGTGCTTGGCCCAATCGGACTTCGCAGCCTTCTCGGCTTCCTCGCCTGGAGCGTGTCCTGGTGGCGCACCCGTCGCATCCTGATGGCGTTCGTTACAGTAACCCTCGGGGTTATCGATATATTTGCTGGCAACGGCGATGCACGCCTCGAAATCGCCCGGCTCGCCCCAGTTGATAGCCCCGTCAGCGCCGTTGTTGTACCATTCGCGCAGCGCCTCGGTGCCACGCTCGCCATAATCTGAGTCCTTGGCGAGCGCATGGACGGTTAGTTCGGCAGCCATCCGCTCGACCTTGGCAACACGCACGCCCACTTCGTCGCGCAACGTCTTGGTGATAACGTCGGCAATGGTCATGTCGACACCAGCGGTACGGGGTCCAATCCGTGGATTAGCAAAATACCGATCCACTCCTCTTCACTAATCTCGCCCATCTGCAACAGGGCGTCGTATTGCGCCCGCAGCGGGATCGGCCCGAGCTTCGGCTTGTACTCCGGCTCTGGCGGCTCGTCCTTCTTCTTCGGACGAACGACAATGCCCGCTCCGTCGTTGATCGCCGTCGTGATAACAGGCGGTGTCGGGATGGGCTTCGTGGCAATGTTGTACGCCGTAGCGGTGACATTGGCCGTGCCGGGAAATACACTGGCACTCGTCTTGATCGACGGATTGTACGCCGTAGCGGAAACGCTAGCATGTCCCGCTGCGGCGTTGACGTGTGCCGCTGGGTTGTACGCGGCGACGGTAACAGCGCCCACGCTGGCGTGGACATTGACCGATGCCGTAGCGGCGTAGGCTGCGGCTGCAACCGTGGATGTGCCGGCATTCGTATTGATGCTAGCTGCGGCATTATACGCTGCAACAGTGACGTTGGCCGTACCCGCTTGAGCGTTTACGCTTGCGGCAACACTCCCAACGACGCGCCCGGCGTAGATATCACCCGCGTACTGGGGGCCACCGTATGGCATGAGCCTACGAGAGTGCTATTGGTGTGGGGGTAACCACCGTAGCCAGCGCCGCCTGTTGCGCCGCACCCTCTTGCTGCGCCTGTACCTGCTGGGTAATCCAAGCAATCACGGCAGCCTTCGCCGCAGATAGGTTCAATCCAGCCCCTGGACAGATGGCATTACAGATCGCCTGGGCCGTCGCTTGGTCTGGGATGTTGAACGTCACGGTTGCATAGGCTGCCATTGACTACTCCGGTTGTTCTCGCTGCGCCGCCATTGGTACTCCGCCAGCAGCAACGAGGGCGTCCGTTACCTCCTTGCGTGCGGTGCTAATCGTTCTAGCTTGTTCGTCAAAATCAGGGGCCTGTGCCGAAAGTGTGACCCCATCAATCAGCCAGTCGCAAAATTGAAGGGTTGTTTTGCTCAACGTCATATATCTCCTTTTTGTGAGACGTTTTTATTTACCCGAAGAAAGGGAGGAACACCCCGGCCGGCACGTAGACGAAGGTGGCACCGATGAGGTTAACCACCCGGGACTGGGTCCAGGTATTCTCAAATAGGTTATCCGCAGCAGTAGCTGATCCTTCGACTCCACCGCCGTACTGGTTGGCCAGGGCGAGGTCGTTAGTGGAGATGCCATTGACGAGGTTAATTGCAGAGTTCGTGCTGCTGAATGTGTTGGCCCCCGTCAAGGGGGCGGTGCTGTTGGAAGAACTCAGCGTCGTGATCACCAACGCATCAGCGAAGCCCGAGTAGGAGGATCCACCCGATGGGCTCCACGCATGACTCGTACCAGAGAAGGCAGTAGCCACACCCGCCATGTCAATCCCAATGACCGCGTAACCAGCGGGGAGTCGGAAGACATCGCACTCGATGTATCCCGTATACGTCGAAGAACCGCCTGTTGATGTTGTTGTGATGGTGATGCCGCCCGTGTCGGCAGCCGTGGCTAGTCGCCACCACGCCTGGGTGGTCAGGTGGGTGGAAGTTTGCATGGCCGCAACCGCTGTCCACCCAGAGTTGGCACCCGTGTCAGCAATCGTAAAAGCGGTTCCCGCCGTGGTCGAAGCCACGCTGCGGGTAGAGCAATACAGGAGATCACCGACGTTTGGGGTAACCGTGCCCGTGGTGGTCGCTGCCGCCGCCGATGATCCAATCGCACTCACCGCGGACCGGAATGTCCAGTTCGTGGCGTAGGCATAGACGAAGGTGGCGCCGAAAAGGTTTCCGCTGCGGCTGGTGGCCCAGGTGTTCTCAAAGGTGTTGGAGTTCGTCGTGGCCGAGGCCTGCACGCCGCCGACATACTGGTTCGCTAGGCGGGAGTCATTCGTGGTGAGGCACAGAGCCAAGTTGGTAGCGGCGGAAGTCCCTGTGAATGTGTTGGTGCCAGTGAGGCCCCCGTTGGTGTTATCCGTGTTGAGAGCCGTGAAGGCTAGGGCGTCGGTAAACCCCGAATAACTCGATCCAGCACTTCCATGGAACGACGAGGTCGTGGTAGCCGTGAAGAATGTCTCGTTGTGGATGTCCAGCCCGAGGACGGCAAACCCAGCGGGGAGCCGGAAGATATCGCACTCCACATAGGTGGCGTTCGTGCCCGAACCACCGCTGGCCGTTGCGGTGACGGTGATGCCCGAGCCGCTGTTGTTGTCGTTGGCGTTGGCGACCTTGTACCAGCCCCGAATGATGGCCAGCCCGTTTGTCCCTACGCCGATAATCGGCGTCCACGACGCACCACCCACTGAGGAGTCGCTGATAGCAAACGCAGTATTGACCGTGGTGCCCGCTATGTTCGCGGCAGACACGACCATGAGGTCGCCGACGTTTGGTGTGACAGTTCCAGTTGAGGCCGCGGCGGCGCTGCTGCTGCCTACGTTGCTGACCGCAGACTCGAAAGTCCAACTCGTCGCCATCTACGCGACCGCCAGGCATCTCCACTTGCTGGTGTTCCCGTTGTACTGGAACCCGACAGTGGTGGGAAGTGTCGCCGATCCGGGCGAGATCAATGGAGCAGACACCGTACTGTTCTCTGTGTTGACCCACGACAGGGTTTGCCCGGTTCCGCCATCGGTGATGCGCACGATCACCATCTCGCTGTCCACCGCGCCTGACGTAGACATCGTGATAGCCGTGCCCGCCGATACGACCACGTTGGACACGCGGGCGTTGGAGATGACCGTGACAGAACCCGAAGTGACGGCTGGAGTGTTGACGGTGAAGATGGCGTTGCCGGGGAACAGCGTGGTGTGGTTGGTGGTGCCGAGAACGATCTGGTCCTGCACCGAAGTCGTCGCCCCGGCACCGGTGTGGTCGGTGCCGATGGCGACGCCGCCCGCTGCCCCGACCGTTGTGTAGTAGCCGAGGCAGGTGATGTAGTTCGGTGCGGTTGCAGAGACGACGGCTTGGCCTGTCTGGTAGCCGATAAGGGTCTGACCTGTCCCGGTGGTGGTGGCGTAAGTCGTACCGAGGGCGGCGGGAGAATAGCCAGCCTGGTAGCCGAGCATGGTGTTGATGCCAGAGATGTTGGAGTTCCCCGCAGCCGCGCCGACAAAAGTACAGCGGCTCGCCCCCCGCATCGACTGTCCCGCCGAGTCACCGATGACGACGTTGGCCGTCCCGCTCAGCTGTCCCGACTGGTTGTCGCCCAGGTTCGTATTCGACGACCCCTGGCCGGGGTTCGTGCCGCCGATCGAGATGCCCCGGAACGACGGGAACTCGCAAGGAAGCCCGCGAGGCATGCCCCTGTTCATGCGTTTAGGCCCGTGGCTACGACATTGGCCAGCTGACTGGCCGTGAACGACCCAGCGACCAGGAACCAACCAGGCGGGAGCCATAGGTTCTGATAATCCCGAACCAATCGGAACGGCGCCGTTGATGTAGATGGCGTAACGGCCGTGACGATAAACGAATCGTGGAAGTGATACGTCCCCGCAGACTCATAATCGCCAAACGAGTCGTATAGGAAGGTGTTGCATATGGCGGCAATCGTGGTGCCGGTACCAATGACTGCGATCTCCTGAATGAGCGTGCCGATGCCGCCGCCATACGTTACAGACACGCTTGCGGCGGTCGCCGTAGCGGGAGCGCTGAGCGTACAGACGCTTGCTGTGGTTCCGACGACGGCTCCGACGCCAGAGATAATCGTGCCAGTCGGGATACCCGACCCCGACACGGGGCGACCGATATCACCGGAGTTGTATGCTGATGCAACCGATGTCAGCGTGGTGGAGTTCAGTGTGGTTGATCCGTCGACCACCTGACGCGGACCTTGACCACCGAGCAGCGTGACCGTGTTGGACGGTGTGGCGTAGACGCTGGCCGCAAAGGCACTGAGGGCGGCTGATCCGACCACCGGGATGGCCGCGAACTGTGGGTCGATTGCCATTATCTAAACGCCATCCTTGCCAAAACGGGGGTGGATCGAGTGATGTGCCAGTCCTGTGCGGTGGGTCCGTGCGTCCATGCGACGGCCGTATGCGTAATGGCACCGGCGCCGTAGGCACTGGGCTCAGCGTTGCGAATCACTGCGCCGGTCGTGCTGCCGGGAACGAAGCCGATCAAGTAGACGATCTCTTCATTGCTGGTATTTGGCTCAAGAACGAGGACGGCTAGGTCCGGCGGGGATATGAGGGGAAGCGGCGGCGACACCGACCAGGTGCATACGTTTGTCGTTGCACTGGACAGCGTGATCGGGTTGACCGAGGCTGACGCAGTTACGCTTGCCGCCCCAGAAACGTTGTTCGTCCTGATGCGGCTCATTATGTCGTGAACGTGAAGATACCGCTAGCGTTCCACACAACGGTGAGTGCTCCGTCCGACACAGACTGCACGCCACCAAAGTAATTGAACGACAATCCAATCGAACTGACGGTCGAGTCGTACACCAAACATCCGTAGACGTTCGCCAGTGTGGCTGCACTGCCCGATGACGTATTGGCACCCGTGAACGTATCCACATTGCCTGATTGGGTCCACGTTTGCGATCCCAACGCCACGCCACCTTGCGCCCATTGACCAGCCTGATAAACCTCGTTAGCCGTAAGCCACTGCGACCCCGAACCGTTGTACTCGGTCAGCGCCGACGTTGAAACGGTGTTGTCCGGCGTAATGGAGTTGTTGTAGAGCGCGACGTTGACCGTGTCCGCCACCAAGTCGAACTGCGTGCTGGTTAGCGATAGCAGGATCGTGTGTGCGAAAACCTTTGATGCAGACCAGGCCATTACATAATCCCTTCGCCACGCACGGTAGCCGTGGGCGCGTAAATCGTGCAGTCGTTGCTGCCGTCTGGGCGTTCCGTGCGCACCGACATGATCCGGTCAGCGGTCTCGTCACCGATATAGTCTTCGCGCTCCATGACAACGTGGCGAGCGTCAGATACGGCGTCAGGCCCATTCACCTCACACAGCGGTATGTTCAGCCCATTCAATGCGGGACAATCGTGCATGCGGGCGTGAGCATCGTTCCGCTCGGTACGGTCACGTGCGTCACACGACGGACAGTGCCACCAACGGATGACGGGTCGCAGCAGGACACCGTCAATCATTTGACCGCTCGATTACGATATTGCCATCTTCGTCGCGACTGATCTTGGAGTTGCTCGGCGTCGCAGGCGGCACGTTGACCGTGATGTTCGGGTCCTGCTTGGGCACCCTGACGCTCACGTTCGGCGCTTCCACGTTGTGCGTATGGGTGCTGGTCGCGTCAACGTGGACCTCAGGAGCGGCGACGTGGACTTCAGGAGCGGCGACGTGGTGGATCTGACTGGCGTCAACGTGGACCTCGGCCGGCGGCGGCGGCTCGACGTGAACCTCGATCGGCCGCTTCGCCTTGGTCAGCGCCTCTAGGAATTCCGACACGATCAGCTGCTGGTTGGCTGCCGACATGCGCTCAAGGTCGGGAGCGAGTGCTTCCTTGACCACATTGGCGATGTCCACAAGTTGGGCCTGTGCCTTCGCCGCCCACTCGGCCTGGTCCCGTTGGTCAAGCAGATTAATAAGGAGTTCGTTCTTGCGCATATTGAACTCCGCATCCTGGTCGTATTTTGGCCAAATCAGTTCGGTGGCGGTTGGGGTGCCATCAAACAGTTCTAGGGCCTTAGACGCAACCACAGGGGCCTCTGGCGGGATTGTGGCAGCCTTCTTGGCTTCCGTTAAGAGCGACCAATCCAGAGATTGGGTCTCCACACGCACGGCGGGGTTGCCGGCCAGCGCACCGGGGCGCCACCAAGCGGCGTTCTCGACCTCTTTACCCTTGCGGTTGTCGCCGCTCAGGTCGATATCGGTCTCGTGGGGGATCGTGTAAATGAACCCCTGATACGTCCCGGTGGGCGTCGTCCATGACGCGCCCTTGTCGCCTTTGGGCAAATCGCAACCAACCTCTTCGGTCCACTCGCGTTGTGCCGCACCCCAGGCGTTCTCGCCATCTTCTAGAATGCCGCCAGGGATTTCCCACTGTCCGGCTGCCGACGACTTGTTGTCAATGGAACGCTGGACCATGAGCACGCGGCCCGTGTCGGCGGCCTGGACCAAGATGCCCGCAGCTGTCGGCGTGGCCTTGCTGAGAGAAATGAGGGACTTTACGACAGCGGCGTCACCCGCACGCACGGCGTCGTTGAGCTGCTCGGCCATGGCGGCGTCGACCGCGGTGAACTCGAAGTCACGTACGCCCTTGCCCATGCGGGTGCGAGCCCACTTGGCGAACGATGCCAGTTCCTTCTCGGCGTCGGCGTCGGCGTCGGGCTGACGGTTGTCGTCCTTCGGCGTGATGCCACCCGGCGCCTCGTTGTCGGGCGCTGGCGGCTTCGGCTTGGGCTTGGCAGCAACGCTGGCAGATGTCGGAGCGACGCTGGCGGACGAGGATGGCGATGTTGCGGCCTCGGGCACGGTGCCGTCGGGGTTGGCCATGACGTGGACTGGCGCCGGCGGATTCGCCGCCGCCTCGGCTGCCTGTTGCTGCGCGGCAAGTTGCCCCTGGAGGAACGATATGCCCGTGCCCGTCGTAATCCCCAGTTGGTCGGCCTCTGGCTCGCTGATCAGCGGCACGCCACGCTCGGCGCGGATCTCATTGCGCGTGCGGATGCCGGCATTGACGTCGATCTCATCGGCCTGGGCGCGGGTCAGATCGTCCTGATCGTCGCCACCGCCAGTAGCGGTCATGGTCAACTCGGGACCAACGCCCATAAACCGACGCGCCGCGTCGTTGATGCAGTCGATCAGGAAGTTGCGCAGCGCGTCCGTGGCGAACTGCTCGGCCTGGTCCGACTGCTGCTTGCCTGCCGCCCCACCACCAATGGACGAGTGCATCTGGATGCCAAGCAATGACTGGGGGATACCGAACTTGGCACCCATCTGCATGACGAGCCAGGCGTCGTAATCCGACTTGTACGCCTCGTCAACGCCCTTGAGCTGATCGACCTTCATACCGGGACGCATGAGCATGAACTGCTGACGGCGCTGGTTCTGGCCCGACCACTGGTCGTTATACATCCGCTCGTAGTACCCGAGCTGCTCGGGCGTCCACATCTCGGCGCCCTCTGTGGTGATGACCATCTTGGGCGTGACGCCATGGCTGTACTCAGCATGCAGCCACGACTGGCGCTGCATGTAGATCGTGGCGATGTTCACGCACTCTTCGACCTGGCTGTAACCGTACAGCGAGGACGGGTGCGGGCGACGGATATAGTACGCCAGCTGATCCGTCTGGAATCCGTTGGGAATCTCGCCATCACGGTCCATCGGCTCGGACTGATACTCGCCACGAGGGAAGCCGTAGAGAATCTGCTGATACGCCGGCGACGGCGGTTGGGGAATGAACCCCTGATTGTCGAGCAGGATCTTGATCGTCGGCGTATCGATGGTGGACAGCGAGATCAGTTCGCCACCGAGATTGTACCGCGGTGCAATCACCACGCCGTCGTATACGAGGTGACTGTATAGAACGTCAGTCAACCACTGCGAGAACGTGAACCCCATGAGCTTGTCGGGGTAGTCGAAGAACTCCTGTACCCGCTGCAGCTCGTCGCCGTACTTCGCCCGGGCGATGGCTGTCGCCTTGGCGCTGTTCGTCAGATCCTGATCCGCCATGATCTGGTTGATGATTCCCTGCGAGAATCCCCACGACCAGTCAAGGCCGACGATGGCGTCTTGGACTAACTGGATGCACCTGGCGATCACGTCAACGTCTTCGGCCAGTCCGCGTAACACCGACCACGGCAAGCGTCGATCTATGAGGTTGATATTTGCCGCTATGAGGTATTGCGCACGACGCGGGAGCGTCCGACCCGCCTCGTCAAGCGGGTCGATCGCGTCGGGGAACAGCGGCATCGCTGGGCCGAAGCCCGAGTCGAAGACGCCGGGCGGACGTGGCAATGGTTGGAACCCTTGACCCGGTCCCACCTGGTTGAACGGTGACGACTGGTTGATGCCCACTGGATATGTTGCACCCGAAGTCTGCTGCGCCGCCATCGCCACTGCGGGCGACATGGCCTTTTCTATGGCGGCGTCAACCGCTGCGTCCAGTTCCGCCTGTCTGCGTTCGCGCCTACGCCCAAGGATGGGGATGCTTGCCATTCAGTCCCCTTCGGGTGTGTTAGCCAAGGATGCTGTTGGCGTAGCCCTGCAGCGGGCAACCGTCACCAAACATCGCCTTGAAAGTCTCCGGACGATTATCTCGCCAGTAAATCAGCCCGTTGCGAATGTTGTCCGACCAATCTGGCATCGGCCGGATGGACGAACGTTCGATGCTGCCGGGAATCTCGGCGAGGTACCGATCCGATCCGGCGATGTCGGGAAACATGTGCGGTTGCACGCCTAGTCGTAGTTCGTGTTCAACGTGCTCCCACGCCCTGACAAAGTTCTCGTCCAGTAGCCCGTGGGTCATTAGGTCGTCGCGGTGGAACAGGCACCACGCGCCAATGGAGTGGTAGTAATACTCGACCTCACCCTTGTCTGCGATCTTGCCGCCAGCGTTTGCCGGCCCGTGGTGGGCAAACGAAAGGTGCCGCACGCCCGACTCCTGTGCGATGCGGACGTACTCTGTCACGGCTTCGGGCGACTGGACGATGATGTCGTCCTCCGCGAGAATGATCCACTCAATGTTCGGGTCGGCCAACAGGTGTGTGATGAGCGCGTTCTTCGCAACGGCACAGCCCCTGTTGACCGTGCCTTCGATAACGCGCCCGCCCATCGCACGAACAGGTTTGTAGGCCCGCTCGTATGCGCCGTGGTGCTTGGCGGCGTCGCTGCCGTCGTTGTAAACGGCCAGCTTCCAGAAGCACGGCACGCCATTGGTGTAGAGATGGCGCTTCATTGCCTTGGCGCAACGTTCTAGATACTCGGGACGGTTGAACGTCGTGATACCGATGCCGATGGTCACAGGCTAAGACCATTAATGATCGCCGCTGATTGAGTCATGTCGGCTGCGGCGTATCCTGCTGTCGTTTGTGGCGAACTATGCCCCATGAGTTCCTGTGTCGCGCGTAAATCGTGGCAACTTCTGTAAACACGTGTGCCAAACGCGTGCCTCAACGTGTGCGCCGTTGACTTCGTGCCAACCTCGTTATGGAGAAACCTGTTCAACTTACGCGACACGCTCGCCGGCGTTTCATCAGCCCACAGACGACCCTCTGCTGGCATGCCCCACTCAAACAGTGCTTGCAGCACTTCAGGATGCAACGGCAAAAACCGTTCCTTGTTGCCCTTCCCAATGAGATGCAGTGTCATGGTTGCTTCGCGAATGTCCTCCCGAACCAATCCGGCGATTTCCATACAACGGCAACCCTGCAAATGTCCTAAAACGATCCACGTCTTCATGCGAGGATCTGCCAGCTGCAACGCTCTACGAATGTCGTCATCTGGCATTGGTCGTGGTGTACGTGCGTGCAAGCGAGGCTTACCGATGTCTTTAACCGGGTTGAAGTTATCGCCCATCTCGGTATCTGCGAACATGTGGTTGTGACTCGCCCAGTCGTAGAAAGCGTTGATCGTGGAGATCCACATCGCTCTCGATTTTGGCTGAAGACTTGAACGAGACAGCCACTGAGTAATCTTCTGTTCGGTTGCGGTATAAAATCCAACCTCGGCTATGAACTTGCGAAAATATCGCTGACGCACCAGCACCGTTGACTCGCTCAGATTACGGAACCGCATATCAGCGATATACGCCCGCAACAACTCGTCATCGGTCATTAGTTGCCCACACTTCGTGCGTTGCAGCTCGGTCACTTAATGAACTGTTTGTAGACCACATCCCAGTCCACCCACCTATCGGTGATGTCGTGGCGTTCAGCGATGCTGCGGTTAATCTTGCCTTCGGCCCGACGGACTTCAGGGTCTAGCAATTCCTCCAGATGCCCGATCCATGATGACGGCTTATCATTCCGGGCGACCCGCCCAGCACTTCCCTCGTTGATCAGGATCTGATGCTCAGGAAATCCGGCCGACACAATATACGGAACACCCGCGGCGCACGCCTCAAGTCCCTTGAGGTACGACTTGGCCTCATTGAATCGACACCGCTCGAGCGGAATCAACATCACGGCCACTGGACCCCATAGTTGAGGATACGCGGCAATGTGGGACAACGGCGCTGAAGCACAGGGCGTTTCCTTGGGATCAATGCCGATCAACTCCCAGAACTTCGGCACACCCGGAACCTGCGACTCGCCGCCGTGGTACATGCCCTGACCAGTTCCCTTGAGGAACTGTGGCAGGCCAACGGACCGCAAAATCTGAAGATCGTGAGCACGCCACTGGATGCCGCCAATCCACGAGATGAACTTCTCATCCTCGGCAGGATCGAGCTGCGGCCACCGCTCCAACTGGATGGCGTTGCGGACAGTAAACGCAGGAACGCCCAGGCGCTCCATCTCTTTGCGCAACGGCTCGGTTGACACGGTAACAAAGTCACACTCAGCCAACATCTTCCAGTAATGATCGCGATTAAAGTCGGGGTTGTTCTTGGCATCCGTGGTTGAATGTGCGATGTTTGACTTCGGAAGGCTGTGAAAAGCGTCGTCAAGATCCGCCAAGCAACGTTGCCCCGCGGCACGCGCACGCCTCATCTGCTCAACGCCGTCTTTGTGCATCCACCGCTGGGTATAAATCCAGTCGGGATCGTGCCAGTTGCCTTCAAGATCAAGCGTGCGGATGTGCCCGTCTGGTGCGACCTCAAAGCGCCACGCCAGATGGTTGTCATACCCGTGCTTGTTCAGTTCCATCGCCGGCATGGCGCCACGCTGCAGAAACGTGCCACCGAACGAGATCCGCTGTTGGCCTGGGACGAAGACCTGCTTGCCCTGGATGCGGGACTGTGTCTCGTCCACAACGGGCTCACTAGAGAAGTCCGTCGAGAAGAAGCCAATGCTTGTCACGCAATCCCCTTTGTTCGGTGCGTGTCTATTACTGAGTTGCAAGCGGCGTGACTGTCGGTAGCGAAGTAATCCCCGATTCAAAAGCAGCAACAATCTCTTCTGCTGGCTCGTCTTCCTCGGCAGGCACCAACGCCGCAATCGTCGCCAGATCACCGGCCACACTGTTGACCGTCGCCATTGCCGCAGCAACGGCAGCACGACACTTGCTCAGATCGCCAGCCAGGTTCGCGATGGACAGGTCATCGCTGACCGTGTGCAGGTGGTCCTGTGCGCGGGCAACCGCTGTCTGCAGATCTGTCATCGTTTTCGCCCTTCGTCAACCAGTGAGCGCATAGCGTCAGGCTTGCCAATAGCGTTGGCGTAGCGGGCGCCGAGACGGTTGTTCACGCCGGGCTTCGTCTGGTTCGCCCACATCTTCACCGTCCACGCCGGCCCGGAGCCACCCGTAAACGATGGATGCCACAGGTGCAGGATATCGTTCGGTGTATTGTGGCGCGGCCCCCACAGCTCATCTAGCGCCAGGGCGAAGGCATAATCCTCAGCACCCCAGCCGCGGAAACGGGGATCCATACCACCGACTGCGATGAACGCCTCACGCGGCATAATTTGGCACATGGCGCCGAACACGTTGATCGGACCGGAACCGTCACGCCCGTCAACGTCCTGCGGTGGTGGCGGCGTCGATAACCGCAACGGGTGACGCGGATCCGACTCAACGATGAGCTTCGTGATCTGACGAGTCAGGCGGTACAGGTGATCGTATGGCACGAACCACGACCGCACGCCGGTCTTCCGCTGCGCCCGCAACCGTTCGGCACAGTGCTGGACAACCTTGGCGTCGAGATATGCGTCGCTGTCGAGCAGTACGATAACATCGCCCCGCGACCTCTTGAACGCATTGTTGATCGCTACGGCCTTGCTGAATGGCAGCGGCCTGCGACGATGCCACCGACGCTGGCTCTTGCGGTCACGACCGATCACGATCTCAGCGTGCGGTAGTTGATCGCGCCAATAGCGCTCCAACCACGCCCAGTTACGAGCCCTGATCGGATCGTCGCCACCGAGCGGAACGAGCAACGAAATCTGCTGGCGAACTCGACGCCTACGCAACATGCAACACACCAGCGTTCTCCCGCAGAGTAATAAATGCCTCGAATAGATCGTGTTGCATCTGGTCAACGCGCACCTTCGGCGCCGTCTGCAGCGTACCAAACTCAACGCGCTGGCCGAGCGAACTCCCGTAGTCGGACCACTTGAATCGTCCGCCCTCCCACGCAGCGTTGGTCATCATCGACGGCGCCAACTCCGCACGCCGCGGAATCCCGAACGCGTCAGCGACCACTACTCCGTGCAACGACGACGTGACAACCTTGCGGCAACTGCCGATCTGTCGGATCACGTCCAGCGGATCACCGGTGATATCGATCAGCGTCGGCACGGCGTACTTGTACTTCAGTGCGTTCGCCTGTTCAAAAAGCCATAGTTCGTGGTCCGACCAGTGCGGCAGAACCCCGAGTTCGATGCTGTTCGGCACCGGCGTGACCAATTCACTCGCCAACAGCCCCGGATCGCCGACAACCGGCGTACCCGCACACTGCACGCGCTCCCGTGTCAGCATGCCCCGTACCGCCAGAACGTTAGCGTCGCGCAGGTCGGTCACCGTGCCGCGGTGGAGTTGGCCGGCGCCGATAACCGTGCCGCGCCAACCCGAGCGCGGCAACACGTCGAGCACGCTGCCGCAACAGACAATGTCCGCTTCGGCGGGTGGCGCCCACTGAACATCTAGTCCCGCGAAATGCTTAAGCAGCAATGGCGTGAGCTGGTCGCCCAGATTCGCAACGGCTCCGGTGCGCTCATCTCCACGCCAGTAGTAAGCCCGAGGGATCACCGTTCTCCTCAAGTAATCAAACCCTTGATATACTCCGACGCCGTCCAATCGGAATGGCTCGCTGTGTGTGCCCCGGCAGCGCCTCGGTGATGCCAGCAACACAACCACCTGAAGTTCGTGCCACTCTCGACCCACGCGCCGACACTGGCGGCAGAAATGCCGGGGTAGTCAATCTCAAGCGCTGCGAGGTCTATCCCGTTTTGGAGGGAGAACTCAACGATGGCGTGGTGTAGTTCGAGCCCTGGCTGTACTCCGTCGTCAGTTGGTGGAACGGCACCATTCCCGTGTTGATCCCTGCACTCGTCATAGCCGATTCGCTCGCCGATGTAGCACCGGGCGGTGGCCCGAGTCTTGCGATGATATGCCTCAAAGTCGACGTAATGCGGATCGTCAACTCTCGGCGGATGCGGTGGGTAGTGAACGAGATAGTGGTGCGTCTGCTTGGCATCATGCGCTGGTGTATCCGCCATACCTGACCGCCTGTACTAAAATACCCGCCCGTCATTTGACCGGCACCCACCCCGCAGCAAGATCCAACGCACCACGCGGGCGCCACTGCCAACGCAGCCCACAGTCCTCGCACCGAACGATCGTACCGAGTTCCACACCGAGCCGGCGCCGCAGCCGCCAACGTGGAAGGTCGCAGTAGTGAACCGGCTTGACGGGTATCACTCTGATGCTCATCGCCTCATCCAGTCCCGCTGTGCGAACGGGTCGTACTGTTGGCTCGGCCCGTACGTGCGGATCGCTTCCATCGTTCGCTCGATATCTGGCGGCACAGCATCTGGAGTTTTGACGTCGCTCGTCAGCGAGAACTCTTCTAGTTGCTTTTCGTCGTATTCGGGCACATCAAGCTCAGCACCACACGTACTGCAGTGGGTGGCTGTCAGTGGATTCGGAATCGGACAGCCCTTCAGGCACATGATGGACTGAGACTCCAACCATTCACGTCCCTGCCAGCCACTGCCTCCGTTATAGAACGCAAGACAACCGGCATCGGCCAGGTCGGGGGATGTCACTCCGCGCTTTTTCGCCTGTTCCTTGGACTCCACCTTGATTCGTCCACGCATGTCGTAGTCGTAGAACAGCGCCGACACCTGCAATCGCAAGATGGACACTTCCCGCGGATCGCAATCCGGGTGAATTGTCAACGACTGATCACGGAACCGATCCCGGAACGACCACCACAACTCGTCACGCAATATCACAAAGTCTTCGGGGTGGTGCGTTTTCGATCCGGCGTTTACGTCGACAACGTTCAGACCGGCGGATCGCATAAAATCGAGTACCGGGCCACCGAGCCCACCGGAGTCACCCCAAATGCGGGTAACGCCATATTCTCGCGCACGATTCGCCGCCCACCCGCCGACCTCTGGACCACTGGCGCCATGAATGCGCTCAAGGTGCAGGATCTGCGGACCGCGACGAATGCACATGGCCGAATCGTCATTACCGAATCGAGCGATGTCCAACCCCATTTGTGGACGATCGGTCTTGTCGAACTCAATGATTTCGGTCTTGTTGATACGGTCGAACCAGGCGAGCGGCACGATGATGCGCGTGCCAACGTCGGGGAATTGGCCAAGGACCTTAGAGATCCATCGCGGATCATCCTCACCCCACTCGTCGCGGCGTTCCTCAACCCATTCACGGGTAACGAGCTTCGGATATGGGACTTCACCATCTGGGGCCAGCAGGTTCGGCGTATCAAACGCCGAAATCGGTATGCACTTCCAGCGCGGGTTCTGTGCAGCCTCGTAGAACGGCCCCGATGATTCAATCGGGTTACCGATGAGCAAACAGGCGCTATCGCCGCCGGCAAGCAGTCCGTTGATCGCTTCGTAAATTGGAGCCTCGACGCCGGCGGCCTCGTCGACAACGACGAGAACGCGCCCCTCATGGTAACCCTGCAAGTTCGTTGGGTCCACAACGGACAAACCACGCGCCCAGTTCGATGGCGATATGACCCACTCGGGGGCACGCGGCAACAGGCGACCGGGCAGCGACGGCTGCCACCCCTTGCGAATCTCACCCCACAGAATCGTCTCGACCTGATTCCAGGTCGTCGCCGTGGTGATGGCAATGGCGTCGGGCGCTGTTGCCACCCACGCCATAACGACTCGGGCAGCGGTCCACGACTTGCCGGACGCGAAACAAGACGGGACGACGACGCGGCCACGATCCCAGAGCGTGGACATAATCTCACGCTGAACCGCCCACGGCTCCTCGCACAGAATCTCGTCAACGAACTCGACCGGTCGATCCCTGTACGAATACAGGCGTCGATTCTCAGCTGTCGCTAGCTGTTGCTTCAGTTCCTTCAGCCGGGCCAATTTCTCCGGTGGCGCTTCGATCCTGACGTTCGGCAAGTTGCGACTCCAAGCGACTGATCTCTTCGTCCACCAGATCCTCGGTGATTACCTGAACCGTTGCGCGTGTCGGTGCGTCATAACCCATCAACCGTGAACGCCGTTCTTGAACACGCAGCAACGAATTGGCGGCAGTGACGCCGGGACCATCATCGAGAATGCGATTGCCGGTGTCGTCATAGATAATCTTGCCGTGGTCGACTTTGATGTGGTCACGCTCCATGACCCCGAGCAGATGCGCCTCGATGCGGTCGAGCTTTTCCAGTTCGAGACGCTTGGCCTCTTTGCCGCCCTCGGTCGGGATCTGAGCGAACCCACGCTGCACGCGGTCATACGCTGTCGACAGGGCAATGCCCATCTCCGCGGCAATTTGCGGATACGTCATGGACCGGGACCGCATTTCCGCAGCACGCATGGCGTTCTGGGCGTCTTGTAGCGTCGTGATGTTGCGCCCCCGACCGTCTCTAGCCTTGATTCGGTCGGTCATATCCTTCACCCAACATCACTTTTTCGCAGGTCACAGAACTTACACAGACGTAATTATTGGCGTGTGCGTCACTTATCCCCAACCAACTGGTAACATAAATAGCGACGCCCACCAGAGTGGGGAAGCGTCACGAAAGGAGAACCAGCAACATGCCAAGAACCAAGGAACTGTCAACCCCGGTTGACCTCTTGGGTGGACTGAACCGAACTATCGATGACTTCAAGTTGAGCATCGAACAGAAGCGGGCAGAGGCAGACGAGATGGAGCGCATCCTAATTATCGCCGAGTCAACGCAAGAACAACTGGCCAGCACGATGCTGACGACAACGGCCACCGTTTTACACGGTCCCAAGCGTCGTCGGCGTCCACGGCACAACAGCCACAACGGCAGCGGAGTGACGCGCAAGCAGATGCTCCAGACGATCATCACCAATGCACCAAGACCGGTGACAGTGGATGAGATCGTTGCCGAAATGGCCAAGCACGGACGTGAAGACGACCGTGCCCTCGTCAGCTCAACCCTCAGCTACCTCAAGCGCATTGGTGTGGCCAAGAACCTGGAGCGTGGCCTGTGGACTGGCGTGACAGAGGTGAAGCAGAAAAAGGCTGCATGACGGGTGGGGACGGTCGGGTCACATCATCCAAAGTGGTCCGACCGTCCCCGTTCCCAAATCGGTCAAACCAATTCCAGCTCGCGCACCCCGTACGCCTGCGTTCCTTCGCTGATGTCGTCATGAAGAACCAACGCCATCGTCGGGGGACGCCCTCGCTTGCCCGGAGTCTTCTGTGCCGTCAACGAGATCACGCGACCGGTGCGACCGGTACCCCGGATCTTGACCACAGACCCTTCACTTACCTTGATTGCTGCCATTGCCCTCCCTTATTTTTCGGAGATCATCCCACCATAAATGCCAGGCCAATGCTACCAAGAGTGCCGGCGCAAGCCAACGATGACGCCCGGCCAGGTTGCTGAACGTCGGCACCTTCTCCCTGTGCCAGAGAATGGCAACGCATTCGTAGCCACAGACAGCCGCCGTCGCCAGCCGCAGGAATCGGTAGAACACGTCGTCACTTCAGTTGCATCAGATATGTCAGGGCTTGGTAACTCATGCCGCGGAGCTTCCAACTGGTCATGTCTGCTGACACTGATGGATGCAAGATATGTTCGAACTCATCATCAACATTTTCCGCCACCACAAAAAAATCAACAGTAACCAACGACCCGTACATGGCACGCATGTGTTTCTGTACGGCGTCGTGTAGCTCGCTCCTCGTCCGCTCGATCAGTTCCTCGTCAACCACGCTTAACCCACCTGTCGGTTCGCCCTGGGTCTCCGTAGCGCCTGCACCCGTTGCAAGCCTGCCAGTGGCACCCCCCGTAATCGCAATGGGGGACAAGCGGAGAACTGCACGTAGGACACCTGATAGCCACCGACGACATAAATCACTCATCACCCTCAGCCGGTGGCACCGCTCCGTCACGCGTCCGCACCATGTCCAGTACCATCACCCACAAGTCCAGCGACATCTCTAGGTCAACGTCGGTGATGATGTCATCGTCCTCTTCGGTCAACGCCCCGCCACACTCAGAGCACGTCCCGTGTGGTGCCTCACGCCTCGCCGCCTCCTGCGCCGCCTCCACGTTGGGGTCCTCGTTGAAGAAGTCCAGCGCACGATCGATAGCCGCAGCGATATCCGCCGGAGCGAAGTCGACGTCATCGGTATAGCGGCAAAAGGCCACGACCTGCTCGGCATCGTCCAACGTGATGCAGCGAAGGGCTACCATGGCACCGAGAAGCGTCAGATCGTCAGCCACCTAGACCCTCCTCAAATTTCAACAACGTGGAAGCCGAACTCCAGGTCTTCTGGATCAACCTGATCCCTGGTCAGACCATCCCAACCAACCCGACCGGACCTGGCACCGTGGGACCTACTAGATGCAGCAATCGCATCTTCATGCTTCATTCCGCACGCCAGGCAATAAGCCGGATATGTGCCAGGTTCGGCGAGATCATCGAAACAGCCGAGGCATAGCAGCGGTTCATCACTCATGCCCTCGCCCATTCAATATCTACCCGTCCAAACAGATCATACACCATGTCCACCTAAATCGTTAGAAGGATTTTCAACAAAACGTTCGTACCCAGGGAGTATTCATCTATTTTGTGTCCACCTCTACCACGACATCCCTCGCAGCTTGCGTCTTTGCTATAAATGCCGCCCGATCTCCCCGACCACCGCGAGTCCAGCGCTTGTAGCACTTCTCGTCGAATCCGCTTAGGACTCGATCTACGCACTGATCACCACACGCCAGGCAATCGGGCATGGTCTTCTTGGCGCGCACCCTCACGTCGGTATTCGACAAATCGTGAATGCTCAATGCGGCATTCAGGCACTCGTTGAGTTTCTCGCACAGCCTGTTGATAGCCTGCCCCGTGGCGTCGGACATTTCCTCCCAACAGGCCTCCTCGCCGGTAGGGTCACCGTAATGCGGCGCCGGCGTACCGGTCATCCCGCCGAGTTCTCCCGGTCGATGCAATCGCTGGCCACTCGAAAAGTCGTTACGCAGAATGACGTGCGTAGACTCCCTGACCAATGCAGGCATGAGTTCAGCGAGCGTCTGAACGTTGCGTAGTGCCCTGTTCTGTTCTTGCCGCCGAGTCGTCACCGTTCCCCTAGCATACTATGAATAATCACACCGTTGTAACTTGAAGTGGGGGCAAAAAAAATCAATCGCCATTCGCGTCATCCACCTCGGCATCCAAAAAATTCAGCCCGCAAATCTTCTCCAGCCGGGTGAGGAAGTCCCGCCGCACCTTTGGCGAGTCTTCATGAGTGTTTATACGGACGATGTAAGTCAGCTCTGTTTGCTCCATCTTTCTATTCCCCTTCGTCGTTTATTCCAAATCCAATCTGTTCATTCCCTAGGGAGAGGTCAAATTGAACATATTGGACATATTGGACTGACCTGCGAGAATGGCGTTATTGATGGACAGATTGAATTGTCCAATCTGTCCAATCTGTCCAATCTGTCCAATCTGTTGTCCTGGGCAAAATGAACAGATTGGCCAATCTGTCCAATCTGTCCAATCTGTCCACGTCGAGAACAAATTGAACAAATTATCCAATCTGTCCAATTTGTCCAATCTGTCCATGACGTGAACAAATTGGACAAATTGGATTTAGAACGGTTCATCGGCGAACCTTGTCTCATTATCTGTGGGTGTGGATAATGGCAATCGCCACCCTTTGGCCGCCGGCTTGCCAATCTGTGGCATGGCAAACGTATCAACACCAAGAGCGAGTGACGCTTTGCGTAGCGTCGATTCGCTATGTCCAAATTCCTTGCCTGCCGCAATAACGAGCTGGCGGTTCCTACCTTCGGGATAAATGGTGAGATACTCCTCAAGCCATTCATTCGCCTCTTCGCGTCGAGATCGGGACTCGGGACGATCCTCAACCGATTCTTCCCATATCTCAGATATCTCTCGGCTGTACTCTTTCCCCCAGACGAGTTTGCCTGTCACGATATCATGGGTATTCATGACTGATTCAATTCGATAGGAGAACGTCGGTACAATTTCTGGGTCAATGGGTCCTAGGTTCGATTTTCCAAGACCGAGAAGACGATCCCCAGTGGTAGGTGATCGCATCACCGTCAATACCGCACGAGCCACGGCGGTAAATGCCCGGCTGCCCATAACGGCGGTCAGCGGATCACCGCTACCGCCCTTATTGACGTGAATGAGGCCGAGTACAGCGACGCCCGTAGCGTGTGACCACGCAACAAGGGGTTCAAGGGCTTTGCGAACGTCCCCGTCGCGGTGCGTATCAAGCTGGGCTGAAAGTCTGGATATGAGGGGATCGAGAATCAATAATCCGAAGTCGCCATGCTTCAGGGCTTCGTTCAGGATTTCAATATCGACAGGAAGATCGATTTCGGTTTCTAGTCCCCGATCTATAACGTCGAGTCGCGCTATACGGCTCAGATCGGCCCCAGCTGCCTCAAATCGGGGGCGGATTGTCTTCGCCCAGCTGTCCTCCGTTGCAACGATCAGGGCACTCCTCGGTTTACCGTGGAAGTCGCCATAAAGCGTACCTGTCGTCAGATAGGCTGCCAATGTATAGGCTATGGTCGTTTTTCCAAGTCCCTCACGTCCAGCGAGTAGCGTTAGCTCACCAGCTGGGATTCGGTTTTTCCATGTCCAGACGGTTATCTGCGGTTCAATATCGCTTGCCCAAGTAATTCTGCCGTGCCGCTTCTCGGGGTCAACTTCGACTGATTCTGGCGGCTCCACATTCCCAGATTCAGCCACATCATCACCAATGACGATCATGTCGCCCTTGGGCGCCAATCGTTCTGATGGTTGTTTGCCGTATTGTCGTCCCGCTGCCACGAAGTCCCCATTGAACCCATGGCTCGGACTCCGCACCATGTATCCGAACTTGTCAAAACCTCTCTCTGTAGGCAGCCAAGGAATTGACGTAGAAAAATTGTAGAGGATGTCTTGACCACGATATCCGGTTGTGGCAGACGTGCCATCCCTGGAATTCTTCCCTGGCCGGGTCCATTCCCGTTCTCCGTTCTGCCGTACGCGAGTCAGTGTCCAACCATCGCGGAGCAGTAACTCATCCCACGTCGTTCGCTCGTTATATTCTGTAGCGAAATCCGCATTTTTATTGAGGACCTTATTTGCCTCAGCAACAGCCAACAGTGATGGTCGCAGCGGTATCGCTTCATCCTTTTCGTCAGATGTTGTCGGTACCGGCGACGCTGTATCAACGACGAGTTCAAGCAACCACTCGGGAGCATTGGCTAATGGTATGTCGTCCATCGGACCGCGATCCTTGATCCAAGAATACGCACCATTTGCTCCTATCGTCGGAGCCGCGATAACCTGACCGCCCTCACCGCGAACGTCAAGACCCGCACCCAGCCGACTCGATGCATTATTGTAGATATCCCGATCATTGGGATAGGCGAAGAAGAAATGCATTCCACCCGAATGGGTGCGAGCCGTCCAGGTCTTGGGGAGTTTCTTATCCCCGTATTTCTCCAAAAGGGCTTTCAGGGTACTGATTCCGGGTTTTCCCGCAGCGACATCAACGTCAAGAACCCAACATCCGCTTTGCCGTCCGGTAACTATGCATACGCCATCGTTGGAATGGGCGAGCCGATTCCACCAATTGTTGATGGTCTCGGGATCTGTCGTTGCAGCCCGAACCCAGTCGTTAATTGATGGGACCTTTGTGCCTGGTCTGACCGGGGCTACACGTAACCCACGCGGGGCATAGACGTCCTGAGCCATATCGAGTGGGATGGTGGGATAGGTTTTGGTCACAAACTGTTCGACTTACCGAGGTTGCAATCAGAACACAGCGTCCACAAATTTTCTTCATCATCGGTGCCACCCCTGCTTATCGGCTGTTGGTGGTCGACATGAAGAGTTACCCCGTCACTGACTGCTGAACGTCCACACAATGAACAGCGGAAGTCATCGCGACGCAGGATGGAAAACCGAATTCGGGATGACAGGGAAGATCGAGATGATTTCTTGGGGGGCTGTTTCGACCGAGAATTTTTGACTTCCCTAGGCCACCTGAGCCTAGCATCGTTCAGCGCATCCATGAAGTCGGGCATACAACACCACGTCTTCGTTGATGACATATGCGCTATCCAATCCGGTTCATGAACTCGCCCGCGGTCGAAAAAGTAGGTCGTAACAAGGCACTCGACTCCGTATTCAGTAACGGCCCACGTACCGTATTGTTGAAGTATTGGTGAATGTCCCATATGGCCCCCTCAGCGGGTGGGGTGCGGCGTCATCCTCGTTCCACACCCCACTCGCGAGAGTTGATTTCCTTATAGCAGTTCGTCTACGTCAGGCGTGATGACTGACACTGGCTGCTTGTACTGACAAACGTAAAGCTTCGGGGCGTTGAATCCGACCTTTGTCGGAGTCCCGTCCCCGGTGTACTTGATGGCAAGTGTGCCACCCACTTCGATGCTCTTGGCTCCCGCCTTCTTCAATGCATCCTTGAGTGCGGTGAGCATTTGCCCCTTGATGAAGACGCGGCGTGCGCCGTTGTCATCGTCAATGGTCGAATCACGCTCATCCGTAGTCAGGGTGACGACGAGCTGCTGGCGTGGGTTCCCGTCATCCCAGACCCTCGGCTTGCCGTCCAGGTCTGTCTGCTGCGAAACCGCAGCCTCCTCGATGGTGCCCTTGATCGTTGCACCGGGCTCCGGGAACTTGGCACTAACCGCTCCCCCCCCACTGAGGAAGCCTTCTACTGATGGGTCAACTGTCATTTGTTTTCGTTGTCTCCTTTGCTTGGTTGTTTTATTTTTGTCATCAGAACTTCTCCAGTCCCCGCGGATCTGTGAATTCAGGAAAGGCCATTTTATGACGAGCCTCGATAGTGTCACATGCATCCAAAATAGCATCCAACTCGGCTTCGGAGTGGTCCTCGTTTGCCTTGAGCGTTGCCACATCATCGGGCCAGGCGCGGGCCAACTCTGCTCCATGCCCCCCGTCGATGACGTACTGGCAGCGCTTTTTGGTGTACTCACGGACCTCGGCGTGAGCGGAGAATCGGGGTATCGTCGCTGTCGTCACAATCCCCCTGGTCCGCTTGCGCCACTCCAGCAATTCGCTGACCAGCGCGATGCCACGTCGTCCGTCTTCCAGGTTGATCCAGTATGGGGTACAGGTTGCGGTACTGGCTCGGAGGTGGAAGACCAGGGCCCGTTCTTGATTCACCTCGGGCATTCGACGGTGACGCTTCGTTTCTGGATCGTAGATCGTCTCCGCTCCGGCATAGAGGGCCAGTTGGATGGCTATGGACCCCCAGGAATAGGACAGGTCCCGGCCAGTTTTAACGTCCATTATGTAGCGCTCGTCGCCGATCAGTACCGTACGATCGAAGCGCCCCGCCAGTCCGAGCTTCGGACAAACGACGACCTGCTCGATCTCTTCAACCGTGGCCCCGAGATCGGCGAGACAGGTGATGTACGCCTCGATATCGGACTGCCACGGTTCGGGTAGGGTTAGTTCTTCACCGGCATCGACACATTCGCAGAGTTTGTGCAACGCCGATCCCGTATCTCTCGCCGCATTGGCTTTTGCCGCCTCCTTGGCTGCCTCAGCCAGACGATTGAGTTCTTTCGCGTCATCGCCGGCAGCGAGAGCGGCAACGGTGATGTCACTGCGGTGCGCCGCTCCGATAAGGACCATACGCTCTTTCCACAATGTGAGGGTGTACTGATCGCTGAGCTTCTCGGAAAAATTAGTGACACGGGTATGTGCCTTCGTCTTGTCTGCCCCATCGGGGATGATCTGATAGCGACCAGCCTTGATGAGTGGATCGGGCGGCTCACCGGTAAGGATCGTATCGACGGCGGCAGGAATGCTCATAACGTTAGTGTACCCCTCTTCGCTTCTCTATGTATCCGTACTCCCGAGCGTGTTCCACGAGCCGTTCGACCATCTCTCGCATCGTCCCCGCGTCGGGATGGTACTGCGGCCAATGGCCGGCACAACACTCGAACTGGACCAGAGCGTGGCTCAGCACGTCGGCCGTCGTTCTAAGCAGGACCGCCTCGGACTCAGCGCTGTCTGGGCGATCAGCCATCGGTTTCCGGGGTGGTGAAGGCGGCGAGGACGTCGGCCACGGTGGGACGCCTCACGGCTTCCCATCTAGGGCAGCGGCGGTGGCGAGACGGTTGAGGTGATCCCATTCGTGCTTACCATCTGACAGGCGTCCCCATTTGGCTATGACCTGCCGGGCAGCCTCCCGAAGCTCATTATTCTGCGCTTCAAGTTCTTTGATGCGCTTAGACAGACCAGCGACGGTGCGTTCTGTGCCGAGATACTGGATCTGGCCTTCAATCGGACTCATCACGGCTCCTCCTGGGTAAGGGGGAATGGAAACGGCTCAATGCAGGGTCCATCGTGTCCCCTCGGCAAGTCGCAGGCTGGACACTCAGGCTGCGGTCGCTCCTCCTGGGTAAGGGCGGCGAGATTGGTAAGGATGGCGGCGTGAGCAGGTGAGCCGTATCCCACCCATTCGACGGTTGGGGAGAGGATTGGGTATCCGTCCTCAGCGTCGGCTATGGCCTGCATCTCACCCATGTCCGAGATGACGAACCCCTCCAGGTCCCGGATATGGCGATGCACGACGCGCCGGTAGAGGTTGCCCCAATCGTTGCGGCCAAGTTCGATTGTTTCCTTAGCCATCAGGCTCCTCCTTGGTAAGGGTGGCCGCGGCGTTCAGGGCGTTGACGTGGGTTTCCCACTCCTCGATGGCTCCGCTCCGGTTCTCGTAGTGCCAGTAACGCCCCTGCCAGCCGCACGAACAGGCGGCGGACCAGCCAGCATCACCCGACCAGTCGTTGTCAAGCCAAACGTCGCGGGTGTGGGTCTCGGTGGTCACGGCTCCTCCTGGGTAAGGGCGGCGAGGGTCAGTCACTTGGATTAACCGCCTTCCATGCTCGCATCGGCAGACTCTTGCTCGGCATGTCGGGACCGCCGCCGTGGGTGACTTTGTTCGTGGCGCTGCCGTCGCCGTCGAACAGAAGGTGCCTCTGGTCGTAGTACCGCACCAACACGGCCTTGACCGTGATGCCGCTCAACGGCTTCCACCAGGCCAACGGCGGGTCGCCTTCCCGCCATTCGGGCCCGACGACCTC